GCTACGAATTGAACGTGCCGCAGGGCTACGAAGAATACAGCCAAGACCTGTCTGACTGGTTTCGCCAAGAAGCGCATTCAGCAAAGATACCTGCTGCGATGGCGCAGCAAATGCACGACAGCTTTGTCGAACGCATGATGGGTCAGCAGAACGATAGCGTTCTTGACCAGCAACGCACGTTCGAAGGTTGGAACGATGAGTTAAAGAAAGAGTACGGCACCGCGTTTGACGAAAAGGTTGGACTGGCTCGTCGTGCTGTACGCGCGTTTGGTTCTAAAGATTTGTCTGGGCTGCTGGATGAAAGCGGCTTGGGCAACCACCCGGAAATGATACGCGCGTTTGCCAAAATTGGCGCAGAGTTATCATCGGGACAGCAGTTCAAAGACGGTGAAACCAGTGGCGCTTTCGGCATGACGCCGGAAGACGCACGGGCAGAGATTTCGCGGATACGCGCGAACCCGGCGTTGATGGACAAAAGCAATCCTGAAAACAAAATTCTGAATGATCGGATGACCCAGCTTTATCAGTTGACGCATCCTGATCAGGCAGCATAGCGGACAAGGTTAGCGCCCCCGCAAGACTGCTGGAAAGACAGCGCAGTGACGGACTGTAAACCGTAGACGTGCCGGTGTTGCCGATAACACGTTGCTTAAAAACCCTTAAACTTAACCGATAGGAGAAGCACATGTCTGTGCAAATCTCTACGGCTTTCGTTGAGCAGTACAGGGGTAACGTTGAGCATCTCGTACAACAGAAGGGTTCTCGCCTTCGTGACACGGTTCGTCTTGAAACCGTCACGGGCAAGAATGCTTTTATCGAGCAGCTTGGCACCACTGTTGCTGCCAAACGGACCAGCCGTCATTCCGATACCCCAAGACTGGACGTACCCCATGCGAGACGCCGCGTTTCGCTTGTGGATTACGATTGGGCTGACCTCATCGACCAGGAAGACAAAATTCGCATGTTGGTGGACCCTACAGGTCCATATACGGAGCAGGCCGCCTTTGCTCTTGGACGTGCGATGGACGATGAAATCATTGCGGCCGCTGATGGCACTGCCTTCACTGGCGTCGATGGTTCCACCAGCACTGCCTTTACGTCCGGCAATATTGTTGACGTGCAGGTCGGTGGCAGTTCTTCCGACGTTGGCCTCAATGTTGCAAAATTGAGGGGCGCAAAAGAGGTGCTCGATTCGTCAGATATCGATCCAGAAATCGAACGCTATTGCGTCGTAAACGCCAAGCAGCTTAAAAATCTGCTGGGTGAAACGGCGGTAACATCGTCCGATTTCAATACCGTCAAAGCGTTAACACACTAGCGCCCCTGCGTGGTGACACGCGGGTAAACTCTCTGTGAACTGCTGGGAAGTCTCTCTGAGATAATCAGCAGCCAAGCCTCGAAAGAGGAAGGTTCAACGACCATTCCTAACGGAAGTACAGCCAAGTGGCTGGAAGCGCAGAGCATCTCAATGAGATGGAGATATGGTCTTATCTGCATAGCGATATGCAGCAGTCTTCGGACGGGTCAGGAACTAACGAGCCTGATTGAAAACAATGTAGTTCAGGGTGAGTTGGATACCTTTTTGGGATTCAATTTTATCCGCACGCAGCGCATTGGCGTTGATTCAAACTCTGACGACAAGGTTCTGTTCTATGCCAAACCCGGCATAGCACTAGCCGTGGGTCAGGATGTCCAGGTTCGCATTTCCGAGAGAGCCGACAAAAATTATTCCCAACAGGTCTTTGCATCGATGAGCATCGGTGCGACGCGCCTTCAGGAAGAACTTGTCGGTTTCATCGAATGCGACCCGAGTTAAAGGAGGGCTGATCGATGGGTACTAAAAACTCGACTCTGGTTAGCAACTTTGAAGCTACCCCCCAAGTAATGAACGATGTTAGCAACCTGCATGGTGTCATGCGCGTTGCTTCTGGTACGATTGCATTGGCGGCAGGCGACAGCGGTGACAATGATATTGTCATGCTGGCACCAATCGCCTCGAATGCTGTTGTCCCGCATATCTTCGTCGGTTCAGACACGCTTGGCGGTTCTTGCACCTTCAACGTTGGTATTTATCAATCTTCGGGAACGGTGGTTGATGAAGACCTCTTTGCTTCAGCAGTGGCTGATGCAGCGGCATTGGCTGATGTTCGGCACGAAGCCGCCAACATCAACACTGCCGGTCAGAAGATGTATGAACTTGCCGGGGCTAGTGTTGACCCCGGCGGCTACTACTACATCGCTGCGACTATGCAGGCAGCGGGTGGTACGGCTGGTGATATGAGTTTCATCATTCACTACGTTGTAAGCTAATTGGGAAGGGCGGCTTCGGCCGCCCTTTTCTTTTCAGGATTTATTCATGGCATCGACTTTCGTTTCGATATCCAATCGCGCACTGACGCTTTTGGGCGCGCAGCCTATTACGTCTTTATCTGACGACACAAAGGAAGCGCGCTCCTGCAATCGCATGTTTGAGCAGTCGCGCGATCAGGTGTTGCGCGGGCATCCGTGGAACTTTGCGATGAAGCGCATAGCGCTGGCCGCAAACACTACGGCACCCGTGTTTGAGTACACCAACGCTTTTGACTGGCCCTCTGATTGCCTGCGCATCATTGAATGCGACACGCTTCAGGAATGGATCATTGAAGGCCGTCAGATCGTGACTAAGGCCGCTGCGCCTTTAAACGTTGTCTATGTCAGCCAGATCACAGACCCAACATTTTTTGATGCACTGTTTGTTGAAGCATATGCGCTGCGTCTGGCCGCAGACATCTCTTATGACATCACGGCATCACAACAGGTTCTTGGAAATATGGAGGAATTGTACGCGCGCAAACTTGCCGAAGCCCGCTTGGTTGATGCGCAGGAAGCGCTATCAGCTTCTGAAGATAGCTGGCTGCAAGCGCGTATATAGATGTCACGCGTAACCGCCATACAGACCAACTTCACTGCTGGTCAGATATCGCCGCGTCTGTTCGGCAGAGTAGACCTGCAAAAGTATACGAACGCGACCGAAGAACTGACCAACCTTATTGTAATGCCCCACGGTGGCGTAACCCGACGCCCCGGCACCAAGTACGTCAACGAAGTAAAAACCAGCAGCGCAAAGGTTCGCTTGCTGCCATTCAACTTCAATACTGAGCAAGCGTATTGCATCGAAGCCGGAAACGAATATTTCCGGTTTTTCAAAGATCAAAGCGTGATCCTTGAAGCCAACAAAACAATCAGCGGAATTACGAAGGCCAACCCCGGCGTCGTCACAGCCAACTCCCACGGCTTTACAAATGGTAATGTTGTTTTCATCAGTTCTGTTGCCGGGATGACAGAGGTCAACGGCAAGTATTTCAAGGACGCAAACAAGGCAACAAACACGTTTGAGTTAACCGACGTTGACGGCACGAACGTCAACACGTCTGGATTTACGACCTATTCAAGCGGCGGCACAGCAGCGCGCGTCTTCGAACTGGCGACGACATATGAAACTGCCAAGTTGTTTGAGCTACAATACGCGCAGACAGCAGATGTCATGTACATCGTGCATCCCTCTTATCCTCCCCGCAAACTATCGCGGACAGGTCACACATCATGGACGATAGCCGACGTTGCGCTTGAAGACGGTCCTTACCTAGACGACAACATCACGACAACAACGCTGACGCCCAGCGCTGTATCTGGCACCGGCATTACAATTGCCGCGTCGGCCACGACCGGCATCAACGGTGGCAGCGGTTTCTTGTCCACCGATGTTGGCCGTATCATCAGGATCGGCCATCAAGCGACAGCGTGGGCAGCCAGTACTGCATTTGCAATCGGCAATGTGCGCCGCAACAGCGGAAACGTTTACGAGTGTACAAAAGCCGGTACGTCAGCAGGTTCTGGCGGCCCAAGCGGCGAAGGCGAAAACATCATTGATAACGGGGTCACTTGGAAATTCCTTGATGACGGCGGCGTTGTATACGGCAACGCGACAATCACGGATATCAATAGCACCACGAACGTAGACGCCAACGTAAACAAAAACTTTGGCGGCACCACTGCTGAACTTGATTGGCGTCTGGGCGCGTTCAGCGGCACAACCGGCTTCCCGTCAGCGGTAGCGTTCTTCGAACAACGTTTGTTTTTTGCTGGCACGACAGAACAGCCGCAAACAATCTTTGGCAGCCAGTCGGGCCAATTTGAAAATTTTACGCCAAGCGCGCTGGACACAGGCGCTATCACAAACACGATTGCGACCGATGAGGTAAACAGTATCCGTTGGTTAAGCGCTGGCAGCGTCCTTGCGGTCGGCACCGCTGGTGGCGAGTTCACGCTGTCATCCACAACGCAGCAGGATGCAGTTACGCCGTCAAACATTCGTGTCGTCCGACAAGGCACACGCGGCGTACACACAACCCGGCCAATCAGGATTGATAACAACGTACTGTTTATCCAGTACCATCAGCGCAAGCTGCGCGAACTGACGTTTGATTTTGCGTCCGACAGTTTTGTCAGTCCTGACCTGACCATTTTGGCAGAGGATGTGAGCGCAAACGGTTTTGTTGAAATGACGTTTCAGCAGGAGCCGGATTCGGTTGTCTGGGCTGTCCGTGACGACGGCCGATTGGCCGGCCTGACTTACCTGCGCGACCAAGAAGTTGTTGCGTGGCACGAACACGTTTTTGGCGGAAACAACTCTACCAGTTTTAATTCGGCGTCTAGCGTCGGCAGCAATCAAATCACAATCTCCAGCCACGGTTACGCAACAGGTGACGCCGTTGTTTACGACGCGGCCGGGGGCGAGGTTGTCGGCGGGTTGGTCGATGGCACGACGTACTTTGTGTTCTTAGTTAATTCAAACACAATCAAATTGGCTGCCAGTAAGGCACAGGCGCAGATTGCGGCGACCATCACCCTTGCGGATGCTTCCAGCGCATCAACACAGTATCTGCGACAGGATGCGATCTGTGAGTCGATCACGGTAATACCTGGCACAAACGCAGACGAACTTTGGCTGTCAATCAAGCGCACGGTAAACGGCGCAACCCGGCGCTACGTCGAAGTCATGTCCGCAAAATTTGATACGGCGCGCGGCAGCGACAAGGTAACATCGATCTTCGCTGATTCCGCGCTGCTGTATGACGGCACTGCGGCCGCATCGCTGAGTGGTCTGGACCACCTCACGGGGGAGACGGCGACTATATTGGGCGACGGTTCGGTCTACGCAAATCAAACGGTTGCCAGCGGCAGCGTTTCTTCTTTGTCCCCGACAGTGACAAAAGCCACAGTTGGGTTGCCATATACCTCAACAATCAAAACGCTACGGCCGGAACAAGGCGGCGACGATGGTTCTGCGCAGGGCCGGTCTAAACGCTTGTTCGAAATAACCTTCAGGTTTTTGGACACGCTTGGTGCTGAGTACGCGCCGGTCAATGGATCGTTTGACGAAGTGCAATTCCGCACCGGGTCAACGCCGATGGATATTTCGCCCCCGCTATTTAGCGGTGACAAAACAGTTCAGTTTCACGGTTCGTGGGAGACAGAGGGACAGGTTGTACTGCGCCAAACGCAGCCCCTGCCCTTTGAACTGTCTGCAATCGTCACCCGCATCATAACGCACTCAGGATAATGCATGTGTGAACCAGTAACAGCGACAGCAGCGGCGACTGCGGCGTCTAGTTCTATAAGCATAGGAACTATCGCCACCGTTGTCGGCACTGCCGTCACCGCTCTCGGCGCTATCCAGCAAGGCCGCGCACAAAGCGCGAATATGAAATACCAGGCGCAGCTTGCCGAGTACAACGCAAAGGTCGCGGAGAATGACGCAACTCTAGCAAGGCAAGCAGCCGAAGCTGACGCGGACACAATCGACCGCCGACGCAGGGTCGCTATTGCACAGAATACTGCACAGTTTGCGGCGCAGGGTATCACTATTGATGAAGGCACGACGCTGGACGTACTCGGCAACACGGCAGCCGAGTTTGAACTAGAGCGCCAGAACAGACTGCATCAGGGCGAACTGGGGCAAAGGTCAAACCTTATTGCCGCGCAGCAGCAACGTTCTAATGCAAGCGGTTTGATGGCGCAGGCAAGCCAAGCCAGAAGCGCCGGCTACACCAATGCTCTTGGTGCGTTGGCAAAGGGCGCTTACAACATATCTGGCAGCCTGGATGGGTCTACCTTGGGCAGCGGATCTCAATCCGCTGGTTCCGGCACCTTTGGCATGAATAGCCCAAATTCTATGGGGGCGCTGCCTCCCAGCATGTACGGCCGTTCCGCAGGCAGAATGATATAGGTAAGAAATAATTTATGGCTCGAATCCCGACATATATTTCTCAGTCACGCGCTGCTGATACCTCCGGTACGCCGCTTGCACGCGGCATTCCTATGCAGGATTTTTCCAGTCGCGGGATGATGCAGGCCGGAGATGACCTGACAAACATTGGCCTGCAACTATTGAAGGCAGCAGACGACGACGCTGCGCATCAGGCGCGTGTCAACGCGCAGCTAAAGCTCACTGACCTAGAAATGACGCTGCAAACCGAAGACCCAATGCAGGCGCTGGCTTCTTACGATGAACGCGCGCAGGCTATTGTTGAAGAAGCGAGTTCTGGCCTGTCCTCTAATGCCGCCGAAACGTACCAAAGCGCTGCCCGTGAAATGGTAGCGCGTGGCAAGATCGCTGTACAAAAAGACGGCATCACGCGCGGACGGCAGAAGTTGGAAGGCAACCTGGTTTCAGGTATCGACGCTAACATTATGGCTTCTAGGGCTGACGACACTGCGGGCGACCGACAAACTCGTTTGGACAATGTACAGGAAATGTTGGCTGGCGCTGTATCCAACAGAGTAATCGCCGCTGACGCGGCTGCCCGGTACTTAACCAAGTATCAGAACGACGCCGACAGCGCCCGTGCCGCCTTCCATACGCGCGACGATCCTGCTGATTTTATAAAGGTGGCAGGCACTGGCGATGAATACAAATCTCTGACAGGTGAACAGCGCGCTAAATATTTAGCGCGAGCGGAGAAGCGTTTGAAAAGCCAGCGCGCTGCAAAAAAAACAGCTACCACAGCCGCAGACAACGCTGCCGAAAAGCAAATCAGAACTGTTTTGCAGGCCGCTAGTCGCGACCAAGATGTGAGCGATCCAGACAGAGCGCTGCTTGATCCTGCCGTCATTGACACAATGATGACTGACACGCCGAAGCGCGCATTGCTAAAAAAGCAGGTTGTGGATGAAGTTGCTTTTGCACCGATTTACGGCGCGATGAAAGAAATGTCGAATGCGGAACTGATCGCCGCTAACGCTAAATTTGAAAGCGAAGGCAGCGACGCGACCAAAGATATTGACCTTGCCGACCAAAATTATCGCCAATACGTGCGGCTTAATACCAGATTTAAACAGATCACTGCCGCGCGTGAAGCAGAAGCGAATGCAGAAGACGCTGTAAATATTAAAAAAATTAACACAAGGTTTGCCGC